CCACCACCTCCCGATGGACCATCGTTAATAAAAGTATCACCCTGTTCAGGTGTACCTATTTGGTCAAATTGTATGTCTTTTACTGGTACAGGCATTATAATATTCTATTTCTTAAACTTCTATCCGAAAAACTCTGTCTTGATATGTTCTTTGACTTGAATTTACTAAACAACCCACCTCTTTTTTTTCTTTTAAGTGGATTTGGTTTTTTGAATTCAGGAATTGGTAATTCGTTCGGAACTTCTTTTTTAATTTCTTCATCTAAAGAAAGTTCTTCGGGAGATACTTCCTTTTTCTTAGTTACATTTATTTCAGTCTTTTTAGGATTGATTGTAACATCACTTGTTCTACTTTGAATAACTGTTCCAACCTTATCAAAACTTTCATCAAACACCTCATCTACTTGTGTTTGAGTTTGTATTGCTCTTTTAGGTAAATATCTTTCAATACATTCTACTAATATTTTTTGTGCAATCTTGAATACATCTTTTTTATTATATTCAAGTGAAGGTTTTACTTTTTTTGGTTTTCCAAAATTTACATCATTAATAGATGAAACTCTATTTGAAAACTCGTTTTTCATTGCTTCCGAAAACTTATTGTATATGGTAGTCATCAATCTATCGAATCCAGATACACCAAATTCACTAATCATTTTATTATACCACCTCTCTCCATAAGTTTTTTTAATAAACGAATCTATTTCAGATGGGTTTATTGTTTCTATAAATGTACTGATATATGGTAATATATCATCTCTAAACCCACTACCATTTACAAATATATTAAATCTCTGTAATAAGTCTGTTTTTTTAGAAGCATCATTTTGTATTGGTAATAACTTTACTTCAAGTCTTGATGGAGATATTTCTTTAATCCAAAGTTTTTCAGTTTCGTTATCATAACCAACTCTTTTATTTAATAAAGTTATTTGTGTTTTGAAAATACCATTATCATATCCTGCTTCTTTAATCAATCGTTCAACATCGATAAAATATTCTTTTGGAAATTCTAATGCTTGAAATAATGTTCCTTCAGGAATCAATATATAATCTCTGATATTTTCTGAAGATAGTTTTATGTATCTTACTGACTTACCGTCCAAACCTTGTGGTAACTGATTATCATTTATATCATATAATACAAATTCAATCATATCAGAATCAGAAAACCCAAAAAATGATTGTAGAGTTCCTTTCTCAAAAATTTCTCTATCTTTTGAGTTAATTCGATATCCTCGATTATCTATTATTTCCTTAAATGTTTTAATTGCCATTATCCGCCTGTTTTATCTTGTCCCACAAATACTTCCGATTTACCTTTCTTATCAAATTTATTTTTTCTCTTAACTTCTTTTCTATAATAGACTTTTAATTCTAACTTATCACCAGAAGATGTATTAATCACAATAGTACCTTCTTTTATTTGTTTTCTACTGGATGTTTTTCCAATAGGTGATACTGCAAATGTTGCAGTTGTTACACCCGCACTTTGTTCGGTTCTAGCAGGAACTTTGAATGAGGATGGTATTTCTAACCAATCGGCCGAAGATTTTGAAAGTGTGAATGTTTGTTCTTCAGTTGAGAAGTTAAAGAACGCAATACCATTTTCACCATTCTTCCATTCGAAATCTCCTCTATTTTCAACATTAATATAGAATCCTTTTCTACTTTCATCTTTAATATCATTTGCTGATATTTTCCATCCACTATTTTCAGTTTGTTGGAAGAATCCATTTAATCCTTCTAATGCGTTTTGTGCAGCATTTTGTTTTTCTCTTTCTTCGGTTAATTCTTTTTGTACTCTGAACGATTCTTGTAATGCTTCAACTCTTGCTGTTAAAGATACTCGTTGTACTGCTTCATTGATTGAGTTTTGTACTGCATTTTGTAAATCAATTGTTGTTGTTGATATCTGTTTATTCGCAATTGTTGCTTGTTCATCTGCGATATTTGCTTTTAACTTTTCATTATCAACTTCAATTCTCAAACTTTCACTAACAATTTCTAATTCAGATACTTTAGCAGATAAATCATTGACTTGAGTATTTAATCGTTGAACTTCTAATGTTAAATCATTCACCGATTGTGTTACCACATTATAAACCGAACGAAGTACCGTATCTGGTCCTTCTGGTGGTCTATTTGGTATTAACTCGAATATAGTTGTATCAATAGATTTTTTTAATTCTGCAGTATCATAATTTGGTCTTGTAAGTTTTCCACTAATAACACCATCACGAGAATCGGATTCCCTAAACAAACGTACACCAGCAGAGTTCTTTTCGGTAATAACCAAAGAACCACTTTTCAAAATATCACCTACAAAGGTTTCATTTTTTAGACCGGTGTTTTTCATACTAACTTACAATCTTAAAAGTATAGTCATCATCAAAATAGTGAGACACACCACTAACAACAACCTTAAACTCAATTTTATATACTCTATTTACTTCCCAATTACTAAGATTCAAATTAAAATAATTTCCATTAGAGTCACAACTTATTTTAGTGTAATCACTAAATGGAACAAGTACATCTTCACTATGATAATCTGATATTTGGTAATATGTTGTTTCTGGTAATGCATTACTCAAGGTATATTGTGCTGTTGAACTAAATGTTTTAATTGGATATAATTCTCGACCCACCACTCTTATTCTTGGAGTTGTATTTACCTTGTATTCTTTTTTGAAATTTTTAATTCCAACCTTTAATTCTTCACTTGTTAATACTGAAAGAGAACCTGTTGAAAAGTTTGAATCATCCCAACCTACTCTAATTTTTGGTTGATGTATTGTATTTGTTTCTTTACTGAATAGTCTGATGATACCATAGTCATTTGTATCATCTTCTTTATCAAATGGTAATTTTAATATAATGCCATCGTTTGGAATAACACCACCAACCCAATCATCCATTATGTCTTTTATATCCATATAGACATCGTTGGTCTTGTATTCAAAGTTTTGTGTTGAGTAAACATTTGAATAAAAAGTACCACCCTTACCTTCGTATGAACCTGTTGAATTTTCCTCAAATGTATTATTCGGTAACCATCTTAGAGTTGAATCACCTTCTCTATTATTCCACGTTACACCACTTGTAGTTATATCATCAAATCGAGTACCATTACCCATTTCCCAACTCTGTGAAATTGGATATGCTTCTAAAGTAAACTCCAATGGTAGTTCTTCTGATTCAGTTTCTTTTAGAATAAGAGTTGCTTCAGACATTGTTACTTCTCCATTAGCAATACTTTCTGATAAGGGAACTGTATCGAATTTAAGGAGTGCTCTTGATACATCCTTTACATTACCATAATAAATCTTACTAACTTCTAATACCTCATCTAAACCACAGTTTTGATTAGGTTGTTGTAAGTATACCGATGCATCTTTTGATGCTGTAAGGAAATAGTATGCCATTATCTTGCTCTCCCTTTAATATCCACATCTGGAAATTTAACTTCAAAAACCGATGGGTCTAAAGATGGATATATAATCTTATCTTTAGTTGCTGCTTCTATATTATATGAGTTTGGTGAGTATTGTCCACCACACTTATTTACAACTTTTAATTTTGGAACCGAACTAACTCCTTCTACATTTGCAATTACGAGTTCTAATTCCGAAATATTAATAGTATTATTAAAAGTCCAATCATCGATTTGAAAATAACTTTTTAGTTCCGAAATACAATCAGATAAGACTTCACTCTTATTATAATCTTTATAAGTTATAATTTCGAATTCAAGTCCAACATTGATAATAAAACCATCTAAAATATTAATCCCATCTGTTAGTATCTTATATTCGTTTAGATATGTTTTTAGATTTTCTTTTACTGCTCTATTAAGAGTTGTTAATCTTTTTGAATTATCATATCCAAGTAAATAAAGATTTACTGCAAATGGATTATTCTTTTCATTATTGTTAGAAGTCTTACCAACTAAGAATTGTCTAATTTCTTCTTGTATAGTTTCTCTATTTGGTTCTTCATCATCTGGTTTGTCTACAAATGATTGTACCAAATCAGTAAACTCATTTAATGCTTTTGGTGAAGCAAGAATTGATGATGGTGAATTGTTATCTAAACTACCATCCGATGTTGCGAATGCCTTTGCGATTGAACCATACTTCACAGGCATTGATAATGTTCTAACTTGATAATCTTTAGCAGTAACTGCTCTATTTTGTGAACCAAAGTTTGCTAATGCGTTTTGTCTAATTTCTTCAATAGTTTCTCCATCTCTACCACCACTTGCAGGAATTTCGTTATCAACTGCTATCGATGTTTTTGCACTATTATAAATAGACAACTGAGTTGGTGTAAATAATTGTATATCTTCTTCAAATTCGATTCCTGAAATATTTGTTAGTACTCCCTTTTTAACATTAGACCCCACACCACCACCAACTAAATACTTTACAGTAATTGTTGTGTTAGATGGAGATGTTCCATATGTTTTTGTTTTTAAGAAGTTAGTTGCGTCAAACGATTCTTCCAACTTAGAAATAGAATTAGGTAACCCCAAACCAACATTCTTTAGAGTTGGTATTAGTGTTTCATCACTTGCTGATGGGTCACCTGAACCAAATTGTATAGTTGTTGTACTATCACCATTTACTTTTTTAACAAATCTCTTTGGTGTTTTTAATGTAGTTAACACATAAGGTACAGTTGATTTGAACTGATATAAGTCTGGGTCATTATTTTCAGTATTTGGGTAGTCAGTAAATACCATTTCTTGTCCAAGATAAGGAACTTCGTACCACTTGTTTCCATTTGAGTCTCTTACATCATAAATATCTATTACATTTGTATCTTGTATTTCAATAGTTCTAAATGGAGAATATGCTCCAAATGAAAATTCTGCTGTTTTAATTTCAGCGGATATTGCTTCTACCTTTTTCTTAACCAAATAAAATGTAACTTCACCGGTTGAATTGTCAGTTGAATAGATAGTTATTTCTCTATCACTTGGGTCTGAAAAATCAACAACGTCTTGGGTTATAAAATTGTTTTCATCCTCATCCCTAACTTGCATTCCCTCTTTTATTTTTAGTAAATAAGTTTCATCAAAAGTGTTATTAATACCAGTTCCAATTGAAGGAACCAATTGATAAACTGAAAGGGTTGTTACTGATGGGGATGTTACTTTTGGTTTGTATCCCAAATATTGTGAAAGTGAGATTACATTTTCAATATCTTCTGCATGAACCATTAATGATTCCTTTAAGGTATCATCAATATAATAAGAAAGTGAATCACCAATATAAGATGCCATTTCAATAAACATCATACCAGGTGATGACTCATTAAAGTCAGAATAAGTTTGTGGGAAATAAGTTTTAGCAAACTCAATTAGATTTCCTCTAAATTGAGCAAAATCTTTATTAAGGTATTTAATATCCTTACCCCTATTCTTAAAGTTTTTTGTTGATTTTGTTATTGCCATAATTATTACCCTTGTGCAGTGAATGTTACTTCATTCAAGTCTACCGAGTTTCCTACTCTAAATTTTATCGAAACATTTACTCTATTATTATCTCGTAGTTCATTTGTTTGTTCAATATCTATTTCATCTATATTAACAAATGGTAACCATTGAGAAATACTATCTTCTATTGTTGTCTGTATTCTACCTTCTAAGTCATCTACATTTTGTTCAAATAATAGTTCTTGAAGTCCACTTCCAAACTGAGGTTGCATAACTCGTTCACCTCTTTTTGTAAGAAGTAAATTTTTTATATTCGATTTAACTTGTTCAAATGTTGTAAAGGTTTGCTCAAAGGCAGTTTTTCGAATCTGAATTGGTAATGATATACCAATAGCATAATTACTATATTCTTTGGTATCTTTAACTATCTTTGAACCTAACTCTATTGCCATAATTTATTACATTCCTGGTCTAAAAGGACCTTTCTTTTTGTTGATTGCTTTCATCAAACCACTATAATCTCTATTTAGTGCTTTATCTAATCCAGCGTTTCCAGTCTGAACACCTAAACCTTGCTTTGGTGCCATATCTCCGTAACCCATTTGTTGTGCTATATTTTGTTGCCCCAATGTATGAGTTGATGTTGAATCAAAGTTCATTGTACCAAAAGATGTTTCAGTTGGTGCTCCAGCATAAGATGGAATTGTTCCCGTTCCCGTATTTCTTTGTTCTGCACTAAATGGTTGAGTTTGTTGTAAAACTTCGTTTAATGCAGGATTGTTACTAAACTTCTTCTGTACTTGAATGGGTTCTTCTGAAACCGGTTCATCCATAAAGGTTGGTTGTTTTGGTTTTGAAATAGTTTCTTTAAGTTGTTTGTTTTCTTTCAACAACTTTGCCATTTCTTTTTTAACACCTTCCTTTACCAATCTCGGAAGAAGTACTTTGATTTCTTCCTTTACTATAATCTGTATTGCTTTTACTAATTTGTCAGTATCCATTGTTAAAATGTTTTCCTTTCTATATAAATATTTGTTTTAGGTTTTTTCGTTTTTAATCACAATGTACTTGTTGTGCGATTAATTGTTTTCTAAAGTCTTTAATATATTGGTCTACATTAAATGCTTCAGAAGTATCATCTGGTAGAGATACATTTATTACATTTAGTAATGAGGTATCCCCATTTAATAAATCACTTACCTCGTATTCGGTAGGTGTATTTATTTGTTGATTAAGTTCACTAACTATATCCTCATCAGAAGTTTCAAGTACCGGTGGTTCCGAACCATCTTCAGATGGGAAGTTAATATTCGGTATAGGTATTGCAGGTGGAATTAGATAACCAGTCCAAGGTATAACTCCGGGTGCGGGAACTGGTGATGGTGCCGATGGATATAATGATGTTGTTTGTATAATTCCACCTATTGAAAATAAATGAACTATTGCTGCGAGGACAAACATATTTACCATTATAATTTGTTTTGACGCAGGTTTTATCGGTGGATAAATTGGCCAAACACCTACATTGGTTACCACATTCGAGTTTACTTGTAAATTCTGTATTGAACCCGGTGCAGGTATTAATGGTATTGGGAATGGTCTCATTTGTGCTCCTGCCCAATATGCTTTTACACCATTACCAAATTCATTTACTAAAGAGAATGGTGTACCGGGTGGAGTTGTTAATCCCTTTAATAAAGCAGCTCTAAATAAATTTCTCATTATTTCAAAGTTACCCGTTTGTATAACTTCCAAATTTATAAAGTCCCTACCCCTTTTTACTGCTGCTTCATATTCTTCTGCCCAAATCGTTGCAACTTCGTTTACATTTAATGTAGGGTTATTGACTGGATTTGTTTTTCTTAATATATTTCTTTTGAATAAAGACCAAGACATTTTTAATTAAATTAAATCGGTTGGATTGGGAATGTTTGGTAAATCCACATTAGGTACTTGAGGTAACTCCGGTAAATCTGGAATATCAGGAACCGATGGTACTTCAGGTATTGGTGGTAAGTTTGGTGGAGTAGGTGGTTTTGGTAATCCTTTTTTCTTTTTAGGATTTTCGGGTGGTTGCTCCACTTCTTGTTTTTTTCTTTTAGGAAAACTTGGTAAAGGTATTTTAGGTAACTTGGGTAACTTGGGTTTTTCTATTTTAGGTAATTTGGGTACTTCGGGTACTTCGGGTAATTCTGTTGGTACTGAACTCGCAACCTCTCCAACCTTTCCAGTCACATCAGAAACATCACCAACTACATTTTTAGCAGAACCGAATGTGTCCTTTATACCACCACCTAAATTCTTTATGTCCTTTATACTTGCCATTATTTTAATTGTACCGTTTTACTTAATGCGTTATTTAATTCTGTAATTAATTTATTTAACCTTGGGTTGTTAGTCGGACCAGGTGCGGTTGCTCCAGCAGGAGTTACAAATATTTGTTGACCCACAATTTCCATAAATTCTCTTAGTATGTCTAAAAGAGCATTTCCTTTTAAGGCATAATCTAATTCACCATCTGTTCCTAAATTTATCTTACCGTTACCAATATCAATATTAAGTGTTGTATTTTTTGTATCAATAAATAAATCACTTTCAGTCGTTATATTAACACCACCCGTTGCATCTAATGAAAGTTTTCCATCGGTTATCATACCTATATTTTTCTTACCAACAAGTATCATATCTTCTGTTTTTGCTGAAAGAATAATTCTATCCGAATTTAATAATATTTGATTTCCTTTTAATTCTGATGGGTAATCATAAAATGATTCATATTTGTTGGTGGTTGGTAATGTATAATTTAATTTTTTTTCACCACTACTCAGTACGATAATACTCCCATCTGTATTAATATCCTCTTCGGTTGAACTTGATACTGTCTTTTTTAATGATTCTGAATTTTCTCCATTTCTTATTATGATTGTTGGTGAAAATAAGTTTTCTGAGTTATTAAAACCACTAAATCTAATTGATTGACCAAATCTACTTTCTAAAACAGTATCACCTTCATATAATTTTAATTTATGTATTATACTACCTTTTGGTAAAATTTGAAAATAGTCACCATAACCATCATATGAACTTTGAGAATTTGTTCCAGATGACCTTGGTATTCCTGTTTTTTGAACATTACTATAAGTCTTTGCATTTCCCGATGTTGTTTTATTATCCGATGGGAATTTTGTGCTAATTAGATTTGGTTGGGCATTTACAAGTGGGGTTGCTTCATCAGCAAGTCTTGTATAATAATAATCACCATCATTCTCATGAATAAAAACCATCTCATTCCTCGTAGGAATTGTGTTAATATTTTTATTTACAGGAAACGCAAATGGAAGTAGTGCATCGGGTGTTGTTTTATCACTTAGTAGTCTAAACTGTATTGCTCCTATCGCGTAAGTTCCTTGTATGTGTTTAGACCTAAGTACTTCATCGGTTTCTTCTAATATAACACGATAAACCACCCCTTGATTTGCTTTTGGTTTACTAACTATATTATTTGATAATCTATTAGTAACACTAACTCTACCCGATTCCAATCCCATAGTTATATTACTTTTCTAATTTTTGTTTTACTTCTTCAATTTCATTCTGCATATCATCCATTCTTTCTATATCATCTTGAACTTGTTCAATCTCTGAAAGTAATTGTTCTCTTTCTGCATCAGTAAGGAATCCAGTTTCTCCTTCCGATTTTTGGTTAGATGCTATAATTCTTTGTGCGATAGTTGCTAACTTAACCAATTGGTCATCGTTACGAACGGAAGTGTCTATTAAGTCTTTTATAATCGGACCCAATACACCCATATCACCTGCGTGTCTTACCATTTTTCTTAATTCGGCAATTACCTCAGAAATATGTTTTTTCTTATTGATTTGGTTATTGTAGATATCCTCAAACAACCCACTTAGGTTTTTGCCTGGGAATAATTCGAAATCTGTTGACATAATTAGTTTATCAATATTGTGTTCAATATATAAATATCAATAAACTAAAAAGTGATTTATTTGTTCTTATAGAAGTACTCAAGGATATCTTTTTCTAACATATAATCCATTACGAAGTTATCCCCATACATAATCCCGGTAAATGTTCCATTATCCTCTTCGGTAATTTCAATTACATAATCCACCTCATTATAGGTAACTTCATAACTTTCAGATTTTCTAATTAGTTTAATACTTCTATGCTCATCCGTTCTTTCAATAACTTCTTTTCCACTTAAATCAGGAACATTAATTAGTTTGGTTACACACTTAGCATAATTCGTTTTAAGAGTGTCTACGAAGAAGATATCATTCATATTACTCATTAAATACAATCGTTGTTTAGAATCCAAACCACCTGCCTTAAAATTACCCGTGAACTGAACGATGGGTAGTTTTAATAAAAAGTTTTGTGTATCTTCTCTTAGGGTCTTAAAATCTACGATAGAACTGATATGATGTGGTTCGGATACTTCTCTGTCAAATGGTATGGATAATACATCATAGTAAGTTTCCACACTAACTTTATCTATGATTTGAGGACTCATCTTTATTCTTTTTCAGTTGCGTACTTTACACCCATAATCGTACCAACGATTGAAAATGCGTTAGTTAGGAGAATACCAAACATATTACTCCAAGTAGAACCTATGATTTGTGTATCAGTACCAGAAATCAATGCTAACCCATACATAGCAGTTGTGAGAACACCAACTCCTATAATCACATAAAGTGCTACTTTAACAATTGTACTGATTAACTCAAATTGTGTTTTCTTTTGCATTAGTTCCAAATCTTCTAATGCCTTATCCTTTCCTTCTTCTGCTTCTTCTTTCAGTTGGTTTGCTTCTTCCAATGCTACTTTGAGTTCTTCCATCAAAGCATCATTTTCTTCTTGTTTAGCAACCAACTCTTTGTTTTGTTTCTGAACTTGTTTAGTTACTTGTAATCTTTTTCTACGAGCAGTAGAATCTTTATCCTTACATATTTTAAGATATTCTTCAAACTCGGTATCCCCATCAGGTGCTTTTAAGAGTTTAAGAAAGTTTCCTTCAACATAAACCTTCTTTTTCTTAGCAACACCCAATAGGATATCTCTGGTATGTTTCGTAACCTCAATCATTATAAAACTTATTTATAAATTTTGAATGGAGCAGTTCGGTTTAAGTACCCTTCATAATCTTTTCTGAATTCTTCTAAACGAGGTTCAATATCATCCGATTTAATAATCCAAAATTGTGCACCCGCCTCTTTTGCTTTTTCAATTTCTTGATTATCATCTGAAGATGAGATAATACCAATTACACATCCGTTACCATATTCAAAATTGATTTTACGAATAAGTTCAATACCATCATATGAAGAACCGATAATATTCAAATCAACGAATACACATTCGGGTCTTTCATCTGCTGGGTTTTCAGGAAACCATTGTTTGAATTTTTCATCTGCTTCATCAGATGAATTCAGTGCCTCTAAAGATAGAGTGATATCTAAGATACTACAAGCATCTTCAAATACCAAGTGGAATAAGTCCTCATCATCCACTAACAAGATTGAGTTAATCATTGTGTTCATTTTAATTTAATTTTTAATTTTGTACCAGAGTCTAACTTCTCTGCAGTTATCTTAAAACCATGTTCTTTCAAAATTGCGATACAAATGTTTAATCCCAATCCCGAACCTCCTTCTTTTTGTCCTTGTTTTCTTGTATATGGTTTAGATAACTCAATGAACTCTTCATTAGTAATACCTCTACCATTATCTTCCACACAAATTGTAGAATCATTTTCCATATAAATTTTAACCATCTTTGTACTACTATCATTATACTTTAATCCATTTCTGATTAAGTTATCTATTGCAGTACAAAAGAGTGGTTCGTTTACTTGAGTGAATGGTAACCTATCTATTTTAACTTGTGAAACATAAGATGTAGAGGATAAGTAATTTCTCAGTATTTCTGATAAGTTACATTCCTTCATATCTAATTGTGCATCTTCCTTAACTAAGTTTGTAAACTCCTTAACACCAGCATAAACTTTTTGTGTGTGTTTCAATCCTTCTGCTAACATCCTTAGTGGAGCATCAATTTTTAATTCTTTAATTTTTTCTTCAGATAATCTTCTTTGTAGTGATGATAATCCTCTTGGCATATATGTGTTGATACCACTATGCATATCGTGTCGGAGAATCTTCGCGGCGTGTTCTAAATAAGAGTTTTTCTGATTTACCAACACTTCGGACTCGTGTTGAAGTGTAATATCAGTTGCTATCTTTAGAACTTTGTTGTAACTACCATCTGAACTTTGTATGGGAGTGTAGTTACCAAATAACCAACGAGATGTACCATCCTTTGCAATTCTTTCAAATTCACCAGTAATACTTTCACCTCTCTTTAACCTTTCCCAAAATTCGTGATACTCCAAACTATCAGCATATTCTTTTGAGACCATTCTTTTATGTTGTTTGTACTTTAGTTCTTTTTCAGTACACATCATTGTGTTACAAAACTTTTTGTTTGCTTCTAAGATGTATCCATCCATATCCAACATAACCACCAAATTAGATTTATCAATAGCATTTAATTGTAAATCAATATTTGCTTCTTTTAATTTTGTAGTACGAATGAAATCATATACCACATAGAAGAATGGTGGCATGAATGCAATAACACAACCATATCCAAATTCGGCAAGAAAGTAGGAGGGTTCACACCATCTAAATACAATACAAGTTTGTACTGCGAAGAAAGTGAGCATGATAACACCTGCTATGCCTAAACATATTTTCGCAAACCGATTCATAAGTAACTCTTAAAGTTCTGATTTCTTTAATCCTAACTTTTCAAATAAAAACTTAGATGGACAGAATTTAGTCCATACACCGATTTGCAACATTGTTACTACAAATAATACTATCCACCAATTTTGTAGAAGTGTGGCGGATAAAAGTACGAGAGACATGAGTAGGTAAACTGCTCGTACCGAAGTCCAATTTTTCATTACATTAATTCTAATAGTCCAAAAAATGAAACCTTAATTCTAATCCAAATTCGTTTATGAAGTGGTAACGATTTGAATTCTTTGGTCTTGAAAATATCTTCCAATTCCATTTGTATTTCTTTAAGTGAAGTATTGTAACCTATTTAGAATAAATATAGGATTAGTAAGAAAAGAATTCATCTTCATCATCTTCTCTTAATTCACCATAATCTAAGTAATCATTTAGCATTTTTTTCTGATGCTCTTTCATTACATTAACTACTTTTGTGATATAGTGGGTCTTACAATCAGTCATTTCTCTGATTAGAAGATATAAATGTTTTTTATTAAAGTTTTCGATAAATTGACTTCTTCTAAATAATTCTAAGATAGCATCTGCTATTTGAATATCTCTTTTCTTTGTGAACACCTTAGTTAGATTCTTATCCCAATATTCTAACATCAAATCTTTGAACTCGGAAAACTCATCACCCTGTTGTTCTTTGTAAAAATCATTTTCAGGATTCCATGTTTCAGGCATCTGGGATAGTAGGTCTGTCTTTTTATATCTTTTATAGTTTCCGTTATTAATTAATATAAGATAGTTTTTTGCTACAATAGAAAAGTAAGAGAATGCTCTACCCTTATCAGGTTTATACATATGAATTTTTTGTATCATCATAGATACAACCTCTGCTTGAACATCTTCTTTTGATACATCAAAATAAGAAAACTGAAAGGTGTTTAGTATGTTTTCTGCTAATTTTTCAAAAGGGTATTTAATCCTTTCTTCATAAATCTTAGACCTTTTGTGTGGGTCTTTACATTTATTATACTCAACTATTGCTTCTTGAGCAGGAGTACCAAAGTATATTTTGGATTTTTTTCTTCTTGGTCTTGGCATTCTTAAATATTATTTTTATACTTCTCAATAATATCTTTTAACTCATTGAAAACTACACCAACCTCATCATCGGATTCAAATGAACCCCTGATGTCTATCTCTTTCATTTCATTTAACATTTTTTCTAAAGTATTAGATACTTCTAATTCCATATTGTTAAAATAAAATGCTCTTTCTTCTAATTCTTTTACAAGTTTTGTTCCTCTCCAAATAAAAAATATATTTGAAATTGTTAATAAACAAACTATGATATATAAAATTGTAATTTCCATTTAGTTAAAATATTTTACTAATATACGAAAAAAAAATTATAATTCCAAATTATGCTTCACCTTTTTCTCCCCAATAGGGAAAGTTTAGAATTTGTACTTCTTTTTCTTGTTCTTTCAATTTGTTTCCCAACTCTTTAATTTTTTCAATAATCCTACCGTCTAAAGTTTCTTGATTTACTAACTCATTTTCTATCAATTCTTCTACCAAGGATTCTATAATAATTTCTAAGGTTGATATTTTTTGTTCTAATATGTATAATTTATTCATTCATTAGGGTGTAAGTGAACCAGTCAATTGACTAACTGCATTCATAAATTTTTTGAAGTCTCTGTCCGATTCTGTTTCGTAATCTAATTCACCAAATACTTTCTTGACAGAGTTATGATGGTAACCCATTGCGTGTGCTAATCTTACACACATAATCTTATACTCATAAATATTCATATCATCAGGAACATCGAACCTAATACTACTTGCTTCCCTATTTAGGGAATCCTCCGATTCATAACTAAAAATTCCCATAATTATACCAATTTATATCCTTTATCTAAAAGAGGTTGTGCTTTTTTGTATTTAACAAATTCCATCTCTCCTTCAGGTGATTGTAGCATTACTCTTTCGTTTCTACCTGGTTTTTTCTCAACCTTTCTTTCTTGTGTATATCTTCGTAAGGGTGAGTTTACATCAATACCATCAATAGAATCAATTAGTCTTTGAGCAAGAACACATTCGAATAATCCTAAATCATTCATAAATTCATGTTCGTTTTTCCAAGTGTCTTTGTCAGATGAAAACTCAACCACACCAAGATTATCTGTATCTACTTTGAACCACTTATGTCTTACTGTTTTTCTTGTCTTTTGTTTGATAGAATCCTTTTCAAAATAAACAACCATTTCATCCGACTTTTCCGTAACCGTTGGGTTTACTAAAGTAAGTTCTTCATATTCTCCACCAAACCTAAGAGTTATGATTCTTTTATCCATACCAACATCAAGTGATGTAAAACAAATACCTTCTAATTTAGATATTGATTCGTTATATTGGTTTAGTTCTTCTACACTAACTTGAGTTTTATTAACTCTTTTTATTTTCATAATATTTTTCTATTTCGTTTGTTAAGTAATCTACCGAATCTGCACTACCGATAAATGCTCCATGTTTTGAGTAAAATCTAATCCATTTATCTCTATCAGATTCTATTCTTTCTTTTAATTCATATAATTCGGGTAAAGAAACTTTTATATAACTCATAATAAATCTTCCGGTGTTTGTCTATAAACTCTATATGAATCTTCATCAAAGTGTTCGGTTGATACCTCAAAGATAATCGAGTTATCTTCTAATGCAATTAACTGATGAGGTAGTCCTCTTTCAATTAAAACACTATCACCCTTCTCTAATGTTTTACCTTCTAATTTTCCATCTTCTACATTCAACCAATTGAATTGGAATCTTCCTTCTTGCACATACCAACTTTCTTTTTTCTGAAGGTGGTAATGCATTGAGAATCTATTTCTTTCTTTTGTGAATACCAATAATTTACCACAATACTCTTCATCGTTGTGAATCCATAGTTCGTATCCCCAATATTTTTCTACTCTCTTCGGAGTTGTAATATCTACATCTATAATCATTCTGCGTAACTTTGTGTGTTTAACAATCCACTATAAGCACATATACTTTCTTTTCCAATAAACGGTAGAATAGAAAGTTCTTTTGCTTTTGCTTCTACCATTACATCAACATCAGTACCATATAAATCAGGTAACTCATTAATGTAATCTGAATGTGCTTGTGGTTTTAATTTTTCATTCTCTTCATGTAATGCTTTACTTTCAGAGTAATGAACAATGGGTTTAATTCCTTTTGGCCAAGTTGAGATTGCTAGTTTTAGGGCTTCTTCTTCACTCAAACCACCTGTGTTGAATTTGTGGTGGTGATAATCAAATACGATTGGAATACCAATTTTCTCATGTATGTACATTAAATCTTTTACTGAATACATTGATGCTTTATCATCGTTCTCAACTGTCAAACGAGATTGAACTGATGGTGATAGTTTTTTGAAGTTCTCACAAAATCTATCCATAGCAGATTTCTTATCACCATATACACCATTACAATGAATATTGATTTTGTTGTAGTGAGATTTTTCCAATCCTAACAAATCAAATATCTTACCATGAATTTGTAAATCGGTAATTGTGTTCTTTACTACTTTTTCATTTGGTGAAGTAAGAACATTGAAAGGACCAGGATGAGAAGTAATTCTAATTCCATTTGTTTTTGCGTAATGACCACATCCTTCTAATAGTGTTTTAATTCTAAGATAATGTGGTAGAGTTTCTAAATCATATTCAGATGCCCATGGAAACATTTCAGATGACAATCTAAATAGTTTGATTCCATTTTCATTATTCCATTTTAGAATCTGAAATAAATCTCTTACATTTTCTAATGCCAATTCTGATGCGTATTCAACTCCCTTTTCTTCAAAAGTTCGTTTTATCATAGAACGGTTCGTTGTAACTTTTGGTTTTTGTGTTGAAAGGGTCATGTTAATACATGCGTATCCTAAATTCATTTTTTTAGATTTGTTATTTGTTTAACAAATATACGAAAAAAATTTTATAAAACCAAATTATTTTTAATAAGTTTTAGTTTCAAAGTCTGTTGGGTAGTTTGAATCACGATTACTCTTTACATACGTCAACCAATAGTTTACTGCGTTTTGATTGTTAATCCACTTTTTAGTATTAGTCCAATCAAACCCAGGCTTTGCATAATATGGTTTTTCATTCATTACATATTGTGCTCTACGAGATGAAGATGGTCTTGGTTCATCTATCAACCCATCTCCAGTATTATCAAACCCATCAATTGTACCATCACCATCAATATCAATACCCCTACGATTTGTATCTTTTGTCAATTCAACACCATCAACAATTATTTTTTCTTCATCAGTTTCCTCTTCTTCTTGAGATGGTTCAATTTCTTCCTCACCAAATAAATCTTCGTTGAGTTCTTCCATATCCATATCGGATACCATATCATTCATTAC